CCATTTGCATCTAACAAAGCAGTATTTACAGCAGTAATTTTATCTCTTATCTTCCACGGACTTTTTGGACTCATAACAGTAAAACCAGACCTTCTGAGAATTGTATGATCTGTAACACCAACCCCACTTGTTTTTCTTGCACTACCAGTAGGATCAGGACAAGCAATGATTCTTCTATCAACTCCATACCTTCTGACGACCTCTTCTGCAAAATCCCAAGTGGTAGCACCACCCGTTAGCATGATCTCGTCAAACACATAGAGGTTATTGTCATGCTTTACAGCACAAACTCCTGCCATCGGGTCTACGTTAAAGTCTAATCCCAATAACAAAGGCATCATATGTAGATCTTGGATGTTCTTATCTATATTTTCATCACTAAAACTTACAGCAACAAGACCAGTTAAGTTCTCAAAACTAGCCTCAAATTCCTGTCTGAATGTCCTCGGATCTAATTGACTTCTAGCTGCTTCAACTTCTTCTTCCTTAACATTACCCCCTTCAATCGTAGTAAAGCTCCATCTTTGCCAATCTTCCCACTCTCTTTCGCCACAAAAACACCACATATCATAAAACCAACTTGCAGTACCATCAGGTGTACTGATAAACAAAGCCCAACCCTGTTTATCAGCCAACGCAGGTCTGATAACTTCAGCCCATACATCTCGATCCATAAATGCAGCCTCATCCAGCACAACACCTGCCAAACTTCTACCTCTTAATGCCATCGCATTTTCTGTTCCTTTTAACTCAATACTCGACCCATTAATCAAATCCAACCTCAAATCTGTCTCATTCTTAGCTTTCACCCATACTTTTGGCACTAATTTCTTTAATTCTTTCCATGCAATATCTTTCGCCATACGATAAGTAGGAGCACAATAAAAATAAACTTCTCCAGGTCTATTGATAGCTCCTCTGAGCAGTTCAATACAGGAAAGGTATGATTTACCAAACCTTCTTCCTGCAACCAACACCCGAAATCTTTTGTCACTATTGAATACCTCCCCCTGAGCATATCTCAAACTTATATCATTTGCATTTTTGACTGCCATAACCTTAAAAATAACAGAAAATTCAACTAATACCCCCTATTTATAGCCTATTCCTTCTTTTTTAGGTTATTATTCCAATAAATACTACAAAAAGTAAGTCCGTGGCTTCTTCTACTTTTCCTACAGATCAACCAATACAACAACCTAAAAGAAATATTAGATTTCGTGCTCGTTCTTCTGCACAACAAGTACAAGAAAGATCACAACGTCTATACACTCGTCAGCTAGAAGGTAAAACAACAAGAGCACTTGTCCTAGAACACGCTAAAATTGAATCAATATCAGAAGTAACCGCATGGCAAGATTGGAAAAAAGTTAAAGAATGGAATAAAGAAGATTGGGAAAAAGATAGAGAAACTATGCTCCCTCGTCTACAAGCAATGAGAATACGTCTATTTAACAAAGCTGTTAAAAAAGGTCAGCTTCAAACAGCAGCACAAATCCTCGATAGCCTCGGTAAAGTAATAGGTGAATCTGTAGAAACAGTTAATATTCAAGCTCCAGAACTCGCCATCCGCATAGAACCAAAAAATTAACTAATATATATTTAAGTTGCCCGTGTGTTTATAATAAAAAAAATATTTTGCAACTGCACCCCACCAGCTACAAAATAATATTAATTTCTATAGCTCACATACGTACGTATAAGCTACCTTATCTAAGTTTGGATAGAAATATATATCTTCAGGTTTTAAACCTCTTAGGAGACCTTGTAGCCTTAATTCTTTCACTTGATGATCTTGTATTTCAAAAACATCATCACATTCAGTATCTAAAGTTTCGATACTCATAGCTCTACAATCATCACTGAAGTTTTTGTTGATAAACATTTGTAAGATTTATGTAACTAATAATAATATTAATTGATAATGATATATAAAAAAGAGTATGTTAAGTTATTGTAATATTATATCTAAATATGTTTATATTTGGTACAATTTAAAATAGGAATACTTATCCTACTTTTTATTTATTACTTAATACTTTTTTACTACCTGACATTTTTAAAAATCTCAATAGTAAAAATATTTATTTGATAAATTAATTTTACAAGACAAGTAAACCTTTAAAAAAGAAAAATTATTTAAAATCTTACATGAAAAATTTTTTCTTATTCGCTTCAATGTTTGGATTATTTATCCTTGCGTTCGATAGTGGATTAAATAAGAGTACATTAAACCAGTGTACAAATAACAACAGTAACAGTGCCTGTGAGTACCTTTTAACAAATGGTACGGACTTTCAAAAGTCAATAGCTGAAAAAACATTATTAACAAGAGGACTTTAAAAAATGGATTCAAAAGAAATAGCAGAACAGTTGCAGGAATCAAAAGAAATTCTCCAGGCAACTGAAGAAATACCTTTAGATAAATTTCTAACTTGCAAGGAATATAATACAATTCTTTTAAGTCTTGTAAAAGATTCCTATGAGTACAACAAAAATAAAAAAGAAATAGATTTTATATTAAATAAATTGTTTAATATTTCTATAATCGAAGCTGAGAAACTTTTAACTATTGAAGAAATAAAAAAGGAACAGTTAAAAAAGATTGAAGCATGTAGTAAACCTCTAACAAATAAACCAATAATAGATTAATTCTTTTTGGGTAGTTTAAAAAACTACCTAGAAAAAATTAATTATTAACTTAATTAATTTATTTAAATCTTACATTTTTATTGTTATGGCAATTAAAAAAGAAACTTTTTTTCAAAGTATAGATAGATATGCTTTTGATTTTGATATGTGCAAAGCATCCAAAGGTTATGCACAACTTGATACTACAGAGGATGCGAGCTACTTTGGTAATTGGGTTAATTTTAGGGATTATAAAATTGTCAGTTATTGCGAGGGAGATATTACAATAGAAACTTGCGAAAATAAAGAAGACTTTAAAGAGTTACTTAAAAAAACAGTTGACTTTTATAAATTTAAAGCTGAAAGTTTTAAAGGTATAGATTTAATGTGTGATGAGAGTATAAAAGAAGATTTTAAAAAGTTGGGACTAAATAAAAATTATTATCTTTATAAGTCATATTGTGGGGATTAAAAAAAATGAATATATCAAAAGTAATTTTTAAAGAAAAAAATCTTGAAATTATAGCTATAAAAAAATATAGCTATAAAGTTTTAAATAAATATATATTTACTTTTATTGAACCTAAAAGATATAAAAGATATTTTTCTTATTGGGAAATTAGATTAGAAGGACGATATGACGATATTATTAGCGAAAAAAAGTTATATTATTTTTTAACTAAGTATAGAAATTATGAATGTTTTAATCATAAAAATGAAATAATAAAAAAAGATTTTAATTTTTATAAGTATATAACGATTAAAGATATGAAATTAAATAAAGGTATAAAAGATTTAAATCTAGCTAGTGAATTAATAAATGAAATGAGTATGGAGCTCTTAATAAAATGAAAAAAGAAAGTATTTATTTTAAAAAAGGTATTAAAGGTATGGTGATTAAAACTAAATACATACCACACACTAATAAAAGACATTCAATGGCGAAAGCAATCCATAAAAGAGACAGTAATAAGACATATAGTAAATATATTAAATGGAATACTGATATTGACGCAATAGATAATTATTATAATGCTTGCCTGGAATTGCTTAAAGAGTGGGAATTAAAAGAATATAATAAAGACTTAGAAGTATTAGCGATAGGATGGGATCACGATTTTCATTATTTTATAGTTAACTCAAAAGTCTTTTAAAAGAGACTTTTTTTTTATTTATAAATATTTTCCTAACTATTGACACATATATACAATAATATGCTATCATTTAATTAGTTTATACAAAAATCTTACAATGAATGAACTAGAAAAGCCTATTAAAGGCCAAAAACAACAACCCATGAATGAATTAAGGTTCCAGGCAATTATGGGTGAATATTTAATTGATTGTAGTGAATACTATGAAAATCAAGGTATAAGAAGATGTTATGCCTTGAATAATGAGAGTGGATTAAGAAAAATTTTAGAAAGTGAGTATTAAGATTATGTATTTTGATAGATTCGATATATGTGAGGCATATTACTGTTATGCTTCCGACTACCATGAAGGACAATTTTCTAAAATTTATGAAATTTTTGGAAGGTTATATGATTTAGACTTTAATCCTCGAATGGATTTATGTTATGAATCATTGAATGAGAATGGACAATATATATATAACAATTTAGTAGATAAAAAACATTTATCAGGTTTTTAATATGGATAAAGAACTTAAAGAAAAAATTTACTCAAAACTTTATGATTCAGTAGGTTATTTAATGACTAATCATTCTGATTTACCTAAAACTATCGGAAAAATAAAGTTGAGATTAAACAAAAAAGAAATAGCTAAATTATCAAACATTCTTTGGTATATTGCTCATTCTGAATTATGGAAGGATTAATTATGGATAAAGTATTTACAAAACATAATGACTCGGCGCATGGGTGGTTAGAGGTTAGTTATAAAGATATAACTGACTTAAATATTCAGAATGAAATTTCTGAATTTTCTTATATAAATAAAACTATTGAATCAGTTTTTTTAGAAGAAGATTGTGACTTAACTTTATTTTATAATGCTTATAAAGCTAAATATAATAAAGAATTAAAATTCCAGGTTAAAGAAGATTATGAAATTCACCCAATTAGAAATTTACCTAGATATACAAGTTGGCAATTTAACCTTTATTGGAACCCATTAAAAGGGAAAGAGTTAAGTGATTATTTAGATAATTTGGTCAAATTAAATGGAGATAAATTTGGTATTAAAAGTGAATCTTACTATGAAAATTTATTTAAAAAAGGTAATTAATTATGGATAAAGAATTAGAAAAACTATCCGATCAATATGAAGGTAATTTATTAAATTACTTTTGTGACATGACTCCAAAACAGTCAAAAAAATTCAACAAAATGGTAAAAGATGCCAAAAAAAATAGGAGATCAAAATGAAAAACATTACAATTTCAAAAACTGAATTTACTACAGTTACAGAATTTATTTTTAGTTTTGAGCAAAGTGAAAATCATTTACCTAGTCCAGTACAAAAAACTGTAACTTTAAATGTAAAACATTCTATTGATTCAAGTGAAAAGGACATTATCAAAAATATGGTTAGAACTGCAATAAATGTTTTAACTAAAGAAGAACAGATGAATCTTGTAAAAATATCAAGTTGTAGTTTTTATTTTGATGAATATCCAAAAGAAATTCAAAATAAATTAAAAACTGCACTTACTTGGTACTTAGGAAGTTGGTATTTTCACATAGATCAAAGAACTGAAATAGAGAATGAAATAATAAAAGAGAATCCTGTTATAGCTAGAAATATATATAGATTTAGAGGTTAATAATGAAAATTCAACTTAGTGAAAATTGTACTCAAACATTATTAGATAATGGATTTTGGTTACATGAAGAAAAACAAAAAGATGGTAAAATTTTTAGTTTTACTTTTGTTAAATACTGGCATTGTTATGAAATTAAGCATGAAATGAGAGATTTTGCTTCAAATAGTCCAGTAAGTTATATCAAGTTAGGTCAAAAATTGAATGAATTAGGATTATGTCTTAAACATAATGCTAACTCATGGAATTTAAAAGAGATATTGATAGCTATTAGCGAAAATATCCCTATGAACTGTAAACCCTGGAGATCAGGAATAAGTAACGATAATAGAACTGTTAAAAGCATATATGGAAGTAGAGAAGGATATAAAAAATATCTATTTAAAACATTTTTGGAGAATAAATAATGGTAAATGTAAATCCCAATAGAGAATCATGCATGGAATACATGAAAGAATTAATTAGACAAAAATTACCTAGAGAAGAAGTAATAGAAGAATGTGAATTAGCTTTTAATGGTGTTCATAAAAGTACTTTCTATGACTGGTATAAAATAGTAATTAAAGAGTCAGATATAGAAGAATGGGAAAAAGAAAATAAAATAGAAATACATGATAAAAGACAAGATAAAATCAATTTAAAGTATCAAATATATTTAGACCAAAAAGCTATATATACCAATAAAGAATCAGGTATAGAAGAAAAGGAAAAAGCTATGAATATATTATTATCTCACTTTTTAAAACGACTGGAATAAATTTAAATAGGTGTCCTGTGGTAATCCTAGGGAAATGACTTAATGAGTGATTCAAATCAAATGCGTACCAAATCACCGCCTATTTTTATACTTTCCAAAAACGAAAATTCGTTACCGAAAATCTTATGAAAATTGATGTTTACACTCTTTTACCAGATAAAGTAAAAGATTATATCGCTGAAGAAATTTCTGAAGCACTTGCTAAAAACAATATTGATAACTCAGCAGTTAGTTGGGATATTAATTGTGATGTATTAGATATAGAGGAGGATTTATAAATGAAGACTAAAATCAAATCATGGTTGCAAGATGAAATTGAATCAGCACAAGAAATTATTGCAGAATATACATCTGATCATAGACCCAAGTGTGAAGATGGTTCTGACGATTTCATTGAAGGTAATTTAAATCTAGCTCAAAGATTATTATTACAAATCGAAGAGTGGGAGGTATCTAAAAAATGATTGATAACCCTTTACCAAATCAAATTATGGAAGAAAAAGATAACGAATATTTATCTGAACAATTTTATGAACATTGTGAGGATAAAGCTAAAGAAATAGCTGAAGAATTTAATCTATTACCAGAATTTTTAAATGATTTTATCGAATATTATGCTGATATTTGTTTAGATTCTGATGAAGGATATAGCTTAATAAATGATAAAAGTTTAATAGATGATTGGTGGGAAAAAAATGAACATCTTTATGATGATTATTCAAGTCCTTATGAAATAGAACCTAGTGATGATGAAATGAAGAGTAGTTTTGGTACTAAATGGCATGATAAATTATGACTGAATTTGTACCAATAACAAGATACTCAAGATGTAAAAGATATTCAGGTGCAGTAATAAAATGCCCTGAGTGTCATTCTTTAGGTCAGATATATCACTTATCTTGGTCAGCATTACAATGCCAGAATTGTGAAAAGATGATAGATAAATTTGATTGGTTAATAGAAAAAGGTAAATATTCTAAACAATAATTATTTTTTAGTTTTAGCAATAAAGTCATGTATAGCTTCTCTGATTAAAAAACCAACAGATAAACCTGCTCTTGAAAGGTCTTTCAATTCCTGGTAGTCATCTTCATCAACAGAAACGCTAATTCTTTTTAGATTCTTATTCATAATGAATGGCAAACTTATATTAATATACTAGCAAATAGATATAAATACAACTATGAATGGAAATGTTTTAAGAAAAAGAAAAGAACCAAAAGAAAAAGAATATTATTAAATATATAAATATTATTTATAAGAACTATATATGTATGTATTAATAATATATATATAAATATATATATAAGAATAAGGAGAAGAATTTTTACAGTTTCAAGATATTAAGACACTATGTAATGCTTGACACATACAATGTCATGCTCTAATAATAGAATCAGATAGTTCAGTATGAATGGCAAAACCTAACAAGGTCAAAATGACAATGTATTTAGACCCAGAATTGATATTCTGGTTAGATCAAAACCGAGATGAAGAAACATCAAGGGCAGGTCTTATCAGAATCTTGATAAGAAAAGCTATGAATGTAAAATCCAGAAGAAAAGCCGCACCTCTTGTAAAACTGGAACTTGACCCATTTGCAACACCAACAATTACAGCAGATTTAATTCCTGATGATTTAAAAGAATATGCTGAACTTTTAATTGAATG